CAATCATGTACAGGTTTCGATCTGAACATTCTATTTTTGTCAATGTACTTCCTGTGGTAATGTCTTAACGCATCTATTAACTTTTTGCAATGGTCAGTATCAATCCAACATCTAGGCAGAGTCATTGTGGTTGCGTGTATGCCATCTTCTAGTGGAATTTTTGGTACGACTTTAAACCTAATTCCTAATTGGTAGGCGACCTCTCTCCTGGTTTTACCATTACCAAAATCAGTAACTTCAATGTCATGTGGTGCAAAATGATCTTTATAAACATAATCTTTATCCTTAATTACCTGTACATAGTAAGGTAAACCTTGACCTCTCTCTTCATGGTAATCTATTATATTAACACTCTTGCCTAACTGCTGATAAAATATAATAGAACTATGGTCGGAGACCCCAAGATCCCATGCGGTAGATACTGGTAGTGATGGATCGTAGGGAACTCTAGTTAATTGTTTTTGATCTTCCATCTTACCAAGTACATCTGAATATACTGCACCTTCTATGTTTGCTATCCAATCACATTCAAACTCTTGCTGGTACTTCTTATCACCCATAACCTCTTTTGCCTTGACTAGCTCTTCTGCATCTACAATTTTTGTCTCACTAGCTTTTGCCTTGTAGTTGAACCAATCATCTGCACCTTGTGCGTGTTGGTATAGTTCATAGAAGTTATTATTCATTCCTGCTGGTGTACCAATAAACACACAGTAACCCTTACGATCAGATAATGCTGGTCTAATTATTTCTGGAAACAACTTACTGTTTACATTTGCGTACTCATCAATCACACAACCATCAAGATATATACCTCTCAAGCCATCAGAGTTCTCTGAACCTAGTAAAGTTATTCTGCTGCCATTGGGTAGATCTACTCTTAGTTCTGTTTCGTTAAATTTTGTATAAGGTATTTTTGCTGTAAATTGTTTCATATAATCCCAAGCAATACTTTTTGCTTGTTTGAAGGTGGGTGCTATATAGGCATACCTAGGGTTTTTATTTTTGGACAGCAATGCTGACCTAATTAAATGGTTGATCATACATACTGTTTTGCCAAACCTTCTATGGCATACAAGTACATTCCATCTGTTATCTGATATTTTTTTGTGTAAGTATGCTTGATGCTTTCTAGGGGTGTATGGTATCTTGATGTCCATATTTAGTGTATTTTTTTACTAGGCATACTATCTACAGGTTCAAAGTCAAAGCCAACACATAGCATTACATAGTTAATAAACAGGGTTGATGCTAGTTCATTAGGAAAACCAACAAACTTTATAATAACATCATTGTTGTTTTTATCAACATAAGCAACTGATTCTATATCGTCTATTCCAAAGTAGTCCATATACTACATCTAGTTTATTTGTGGTGGTCTGGCAATAAGTGAATGTGTGTGTGGATAAGGGAGTCCTCGAGTCCCATGTATATATATATATAACAAGCGTGTCGTTTGTGGGTGTATAGGGGTCAATCGCATTTGTAAAAGTAGGTTAAGCTCTACAATATTACTAATGATAACTTATGATTATCAATACAAATTCCTATAACTTGTTATTATCACTAAACCGTTTTATATATAGTCAGTATTGTTGACCGATATTTTATGGGAAGATCAGAAGTTGTCGCTTAATAAAAGAATAGCAACTTTAATAACAATTATATTCCAGGTCCTCTATTCCAGGATCTCACATAAAAAAAACCCCCAATAAAATTAATTATCAGGGGTTTAATTGTTTATTATTATTTAATAATTATTATTACACCATTTAACAAGTTTATCTTTAACAACCATAAACTCTAATTTATCTTTTATTAGTTTTTTGGCTTGAGCTACAAACTTTTTATCTTCCATTAATAAACCTGGATTAATACAAGTTTCACCAGCTACCATACTAATTAACATTTCACCTTTAGACATTTTTTTTATACCTTTCTTAAATTAAGTTTTAAAGTTTTAACTGATTTACTATATAACTTGTTTGGTTCAACACTCATTAAACCAGCTTGTTCAAGTGTTTTAAATTCATCAGTTTTTGAAAAATCTTCAACACTCATTTCTTTTTTAAATTGCTGAGCTTTAATAACAGCAGTTTGAACTCTTTTAATATTATACTTTAAAGCAATCAAGTCAGCAGCATTTATTTTTATTGTCATATTATCCTCTTTGTTTATTTGTTTTCTAATCTATACATATTATATAATTATATGCAAGTATTATTTTTAATTAAATTACATTAGAATCATTATAAACTATTATGCGTCAATCTGTCATATATATTTCATATATATACTATTATACGAATTGGCTATAAACAAATGAAAGGGAAACAATGATTAAATATGTAGCTCACTCTAAAAAATGGAGAGACAAGATAAATGGAAATACATATTTTTCAGTTCAAATAACTGACTTGAAAAATAATGAAACAATAAAAGTTCCATTTCAATATGGTTATGGAGATCACTTTAAATCCATAACATTAAATCAATTATGTAGAAAAGATAACACTTCAAAGTTTAGTCTTTATCATGATTTTATTAAATGGATAGATCAAGATAATTGCAAAAAAAGAGAAGTTTTAAATTGGGGTCAATCATGATTAAAAACATCTTAAACTTTTTAGATTATGTTTTATTCCTGGGTATGATGTATATAGTATACCTAGGTTTAAAACATGGACCACAAATAGAACAATTAATAATTGAATTGAAAGGGGGTGTAATATGAAAACAGAGTACATAATAAAACATAAAACTAAAACTAGAATTTATTTTATAAAATATTATTTATCTGGTTTTAAAAAATCAACTAAATGGAAAGCGAGGACCAATGATAATACTAGGTAAAACTAAACACGAATGGCAGCAATTAGAGCTACAATATAGACCTGAATGGATCATATTTTTAGTAGGGTTTATTCTTGGAGCTATAATATTTTAACTAAATAGAAAGGGAAAAATAAAATGGAAACAAAAAGAAGTTGGTGGAAACTAACAATAGATGATTATCCAAACTATAAACCAAATGATGTTGATCTTGAACATATTGCAGAATTAATTAAGCAAGGTTATGATCAAGGTGAATTAATACAAGAAACTGAAGATGATGAATAAACAGCTACAAAAACAAAATTTAGAAGAACTTATGAGATTAACACTCATAAATATTTTAAATGCAAAGGGTGTAATATACACCTATTATAAACAACAACAAGAAAGGAAACTAAATGTACATAGACAAATACAAAGTAGAAATAAAGGGTAATAAGTATCATGAGAAAACTGATAAGAAAATAAAAGATCAAGTTTTGGCTACTTATGAAAGTAATGATGGAATGAATATTAAAAAGTTAATGAATATTCTTGAAGAACTTGCTGATACCCATGAGGCACACCAAAATATTAGTTTTAATATTGTAATGAAACAATACGATCACGATTAATCTTTATTATCAGGGGGTAAGTCAGTTATATTATCCCCTGATACATCAATCAAATCAGGTTCACTTTCCCATTTAATATTGAGTGTTGTATCTTGCTTAACCTCTTGTTTAGTTTGTTCAACAAAGAGAGATGACAAGCGAGGTGCTACAAACTTTAACCAATTTTGTTTCTCTCTTAAAAATAATAACTCTTCATTGGTAAGTTCTTTAACATCAGAATTAAAAACAACGCACATCTTTTCAACTAAAGTCTTGATCCCTCTCTCTTGAGCTTTATTAAATTTATCTTTAAACTTTGGGTTTAGATCCAAGTAATCGTATAAAGTTTTCAATTTGATCTGTAGTTCTTTTGCTACCTCGTAAGCGGTTGTTCCATCTACTAAATGACCTAGCATAGTATTTTGTTCGGTATCGTTGAGACTTAGCTCGTTCTTTTTCTTGGAGGATATACTCTTTGATTTCGTCATCTGTTTTATGTTTAAAGTTCTTTAGGTTTTTTAATATATTAATCTTGTTTTGTATATTGATATTCTCATTCTTGTATAACCCTTTATACTTCCTGGTCTTATTATCCCATGACTTACCACCCTTATGATAGGGACATAACATTCTTCTTGAAGTAGGGATAAATTTACCAAGACACTTACACCTTTTTCCAGAGTGCTTGGCAATCGCCTCACATCTAATCTTTATTTTTGCCATGGCTTAATATTATTTCTGATATTAAAATCTCGTTTCTCCTTATACCTTACATTGGTTTCTTTCTTAATCTTATTAAGAGCTTGGATAATCTTTTGAGGGTGTACATAATTCGCCTTGCTCTCGGCAGCAAGTTCCTCCTTTCTCGCAATGGCTAACTTAATATAGTATGGATTGTTCTTATCCTTTTTTAAGTCTGTCAGGGGGAGCTTCGCTAAACTGTCAATTATAGATTGTTGATTACCTCTATTCTCTCTGATTATATCCTCTATTGTATTAATGTTTATTGTTTCTACTAATGTCTTTAAATCTGAAACATTGGATGTATAATTCTGAAACATAGGTGTTTCATTTTGAAACATACCCTTCTCAAACTTAACAAACTTAGTATTAATTTGATAGGTCTTTCCAGACCTACCTTTAATGGTAGATATAACATTTAGTTTCGTAAGAGTTAGTAATGTTCTGTGAATTGTAGTACGAGATAGACCAGTGTCTTTTTGAATTGTAGAGTGCCTTAATCCTGCTGTATAATTGTTAGATTTCCAACAATATTTCATCAAAGATAAATAGACAGATAAACAATTAGCTTTCTTCCCCCCTGATACTTTATCAAGATGATGATATAATACATAAGTTAATTGTAAAAAACCTCTAGTCTTTACCATACTTACATACTTTCCTATGATTAGATTGGAGGTCTAGCAAAATGGCAACCCATTGGCTCTCGTTCATCAGTTCAAACTCTGTCTCACAGCTCGTTATACGCTTGATCCTAAAGGTTAGGGTATCAGGTGTCAGATTTTTATAGAACACCAAAAAACAGGGTATATTTAGGCGACTAGCGACTATGTTTGCAAGGGTTGTAGCTTTGTATTTCTGTCCTTTGTCATAACAAGTCTCAAGAATAGCAAGTGGCTCATAACAATGTGGACAACACTCAATACTATCAATATCAATCATAGCAATATTGTCATATTTCCTATGCCAATCATTATAGCTTCCATTAGAGAAAGCATAAGTCCATCTAGCCATCTGTCTCTGCCTTGATTATAGCTAAACCTAACTCTCTTGCAATAAGAGGTACAATAGAATTACCTAATGCTTTTATTCTGTTAGTTCTATCTTTGTCCAATTCATAGGATACCCCATTAGGAACTCCACAAAGGTCGGATTGAGTTTGCCACCAAGTTTGTTGTTCTTCAGAACTGTTCTTGCCATCGTTGGTTGAGCTTTGTTTCCCAATTTCCAGGTGGTGTTGAAACTTACATCCTTGTAATCTCTTGCCATTGGAGTTGGGTACATTTTGATCATCTCTGATAAATAACCACTCTTTCGATTGGTTGCTGCTCTCGATGGTCTCATTCCCTTTCGATCTATGTGATCCATAGTTGTTGGAGTTGGAAATAAAATCTGATCTGCTAGAGCTATTGATCCTCTCTTTACTCTGTGTTTGTTGCCTCCTATGTTGTTTGGTCCTATCCTTGCATCTTGAGTTGTTGGGGTTTTGAGCAATGATCCAGACTCTTTTCCTTTGATGCCACGCACCGATACCGCTAGCTGGAATAACAACACATTGGACTTCGAAACCTTCTTTTTCCAAGTCATCACACACTTGTCGGAGGACCATGCCTTCTTGGATGTTAATAATGCCTTCAACATTTTCCCCAATGAACCATCTAGGTTTACACTCTCTGACGATTCTAATAGTTTCATCCCAGAGGTATCTATCGTCATCTGTTCCTTTTCTTTTTCCTGCAACACTGAAGGGTTGGCATGGGAATCCTCCACAAATAATGTCTGCTGCGTATCTATCTCCTTTGACATCTCTAACCTCACTTTCTATTGGTATGTCTTTAAAGTTTTTCTTTAATACTTGTTGGCAAAATTTATCTTTCTCAACAAATGCTATTGTTTCAAAGTATCCTGTTGATTCTAAACCTAAACTAAATCCACCGATACCTGAAAATAAATCAAGTAATTTTAATTTCATCTATTTTTTATTATAATAATCTCGTTATTCTTTTGCTCTAGTTCTAGTTCCAATGACTTAATAATGTTAGCTTGTTTTTGTATAAACATTTTGTGTCTTTTGATTTCAGATTGACACTCCTTTAATTTATCAGGACAACCTATCTCATCAAATATTTTATCGTTTGTCATTCAGTACCTCAATCTTTTTAACTACTGATCTTGGATATGTAGTAGTGTTGCCAACTGTTAGTGTACCATCATCATCAAAGCTATGTGATGCAAAAATTATAAGTCTCTTCTGATCCTTATATAATAAATAACCTGTGTCCTCACACCAAGAGTATACTTGATCCTTTGCTTTCTCAAGTGTCATCCACTCTGGATTAGATACAATGTCCTGCCAATAAATTCTTACTCGTTTGTATTTAAACTTATTTACTTTCTTCATAGATCCACCACGCATTATATAAATCTTGCAAAGATACTTTGCCTTTAGTTACCTCTAATATCTTCTTAACCATTCTTGGTTTAGGGAATCTTTTTTCTTTAGACTCCAAACAATATCTCTGCGAGTTGGTCGCTGGATTTATAGATCTGATACCTAACATAGTACCAAAAGTATAATGTGATATACCTTCTTTCTTACGCCATTCTGCTAATGTCATTATTCTCCTTTGTTTATTAACCTTTTAGGTTGTATATACATTGTATTTATTTACTTGCAATAAGTTTTTTTACCTATATACATATTGAAAACAAAGGGAAAAACAAATGATATTAAAACAAGATTATATTACAAAAGAAATACTAGACTATTTCAAGTCATTCAATGGTGGTCAGGGGTTAGACCATTGGAGTCCATCTTCAAGCCAAAACTTTACTAGATTTGTACTTAACTATTCTCTACCACAAGAGATAAGAAGATTATTTAGAATTAGATACAAAGCACCATTCGGTAATCTTGTAAACAACACAGCTCAAAGATTAACCTGTGAAGTTTTATATCAAGGCGACAAGAAGATTACATTAGAGAACAAAAATTATGACGAGATATTTCAACAAGAGTTAGACGCAATAGATAAGAATAGTCCACCAGTAGATGCTAAAGATAAACTAGCAAGAGAGATGATGATTAGTTATGCACATCCAACTATTGAGAACATGAAGAAAGCTGTTAAAGAAATATTTGGTAATGAAAAGTTAGTAGCAGAAAGATATGTGTCTAGCAAAGATAAGGATATGCTCATAGATATTATTGGTAGGGTAGACTACGAATCAAATACAAAAATAGGTGAAGCAAAAACTAAACCACCTACAATTAAAAAGAAGAGAGGTAAGGATGAATATTACATGGCATCAACGCAGCTCCCAAATGATCCTGATCCTATGCACATAAGCCAAGTTTCGTTTTACTATCATTGCACAAACAGAAAACCTTTTTTGTTTTATGTAAATGAAAATGAATACAGAATATTTGATGACACTCACGATATGCTACGATCAGATTATTTAGAACATCAATACAATTTACTTACACAAAGATTAAAATCGTGGGAACAACTAATTGTATTCTGTAAAGGTGATATACAAAAGCTATCATCCTTTGCTGAACCACCAGAATTAAATCATCCTTTTTATTATAGGGATTTAATAGACGACCAAAAAAAACAAATCAAACAACTATGGGGGTTAGACGCATGAAACTAAACATATATCAAAAACTACATAAGGCAGCTTGTGAAGCTGGAGGTGTGGCAAAAGGAAAAAAAGTTCCTGGTATGCACTTCAATCCATTACAACATGACGAGGTACAAAAGGTTGCAATGGAATCATTACTAAACAATGGGTTATATCCTGTTTGTACTTACACTAACTATGTTAAAGAAAGT